CCAGCCGATAGCAAATTGTCTGACTCAGCGGATGCACAAAGGCATCAACACGACGCTGGACGAGGGACAGACGCCGATAGTTACCATCGGGGGCGGCTTCGATGCGGTTGCCATACAAGGCACGGTCATCGGGCGCAGTGAACACGCCGGCCCGCAGGGCAGCGGAGCAGACGATAGTGGCGCGATGTTCACGCTGACCAAGACGGACGTTCATGCGGTTGCTTTTGGCGTTGGCGAACAGCCAGACATTGGTCACTGCTTGCGGTCAGGCGCTAGCAAGGCAGACAAGCACGAATCTACAACCTATGTGATGCAGCCCATTGGGCTAGACGAAGAGCAGAACGCCCGAGTAGATGGGTTTGGCACGCTAAAGGCACGTATGGAAGGCGGCGGGTTTGAGGGAACAGTGATGACTCCCGCTATGCAGGTCCGCCGCCTCACCCCCGTCGAGTGTGAGCGACTACAGGGCTTCCCAGACGGCTACACCAACATCCCCTGGCGCAACAAACCCGAGTCACCGGATGGCCCGCGCTATAAGGCACTCGGAAACTCAATGGCTGTGCCGGTCATGCGCTGGATTGGCGAACGAATCAACGAGGTAAGCAAACTATGAACGCAGCAGACTTTGACTTGCTTAACCGCATATCAATCGTAGACGCGCAACTGAAAGCCTTACAGGCTGAACTGGAGCGCGTAATTATTGACAATCACTTGCTCCGCGAGGAGAACGAACGGCTGCGACGGGAACGCCCGGAGGCACTGCGATGACTCAAATAGAAGTGTTTGGCTACGGCCTCATCTTCGCCACCGGCATCTGCGTGCTGGTGTGGGTAGCGGTGGTGGCCTGCATCTTGTTGCTAACCGCGGACTGGGTAAGGAGCAGGGCGTGAAAGTCGTAAAAGCCTGCACGCGCTGTAAGGAGGAGAAGCCGCTTGACAGCTTCCCGTGGAATGGGCGTGCCGGTAGACGACCCGTCTGCCGAGTCTGCACGAATGTAGACCGGGCTGAGTACAAGGCTAAACAGCCTGTGAGGCAGGGCAGGCGCACGCTGGAAGAGATACGGCAGGACAAGCGCGACTACCATCGGCAGCGCACGGCTGTGAAACGGCTGCTGTCGGGCAAGGTAAAGGGCGATGGGCCGTGCTGGGTTTGTCGCAACCAGGCGGTGGGTGATACGCCTTACCGCCTTTGCATCATCTGCTTGGGGTAACCATGAAAATTAGCGGATGGCCTTTGGTAGAGGCCGAAATCACTATCAAGTTTGGTGCCACGCATTCCCTGCCGACCATAGGCGTAGGAAACGTGCATTACCACCTGTGGACGGTATCTGCTGGGTGGAAACACGAAATCAACCCGCATCAGGGTTGCACCAAGCCTATGCAGGAAATGTATAAGGAACTGAACGAAATCCTGATTACCTTGCGGGACAGAAACCTGAGCATGGTTTTTGACCCCTACCCGGCAACGGCAGAAACGCTAGCGTGCTACATCATGGCTAAGTTGCCTGCATACTGGATGTTCGTGCAGGTTCAGGCATATGACGGCTATCGAGTGCGGGTAGATGCCAACGCTATGCGGTCAGCATGGGCTGAAAAGTACCGGGCGCTGCCGTGATTCACTACCACGGCCTGCCCATCACCCCAGCCACGGCGGCATTAGCGGCTATCGGCGGCAGGCACGCATTTGTGTCCTATGCTCACTGCAACCAGTTGACGCTGGCGATAGAGGCTTGCCAGTCGTTCGCCATAGACAACGGGGCATTCAGCGCGTGGCGAGCAGGAAACCCGGTTACAGACTGGGCGGGCTACTACGCATGGGCAGCGGAATGCATGATGGTTCCGTCGTGCGACTTTGCTGTCATCCCTGACGTAATTGACGGGGATGAGGTGGCTAACGATGCCCTGCTGGCTGAGTGGCCTTTGCCGCGCTGGTTTGGTGCGCCCGTGTGGCATATGCACGAAAGCATGGAGCGCCTACACAGACTTGCCACAGAGTGGCCTCGCATCTGCCTCGGCAGTTCCGGTGACTTTGCGGTCATCGGCAATAGTTCGTGGTGGGGGCGTATGGCAGAGGCGATGGCGGTGGTATGCGACAGTGAGGGTCGCCCCAAGGTCAGGATGCACGGGCTGCGGATGCTAGACCCTGAGATATTTTCGCGCCTGCCGTTTGCGTCTGCCGACTCCACCAACATCGGCAGGAACATCGGGATAGACAGCGCCTGGCGGGGAACCTACACCCCGCCTACTAAGGAAGCCCGTGCCATGCTGATACGGCAGCGGATTGAGGCTACCAACGCACCGGCAGTGTGGGGCAAGCTGCCCGATGACGACCAATTGCAGTTGTTTTAGGCTTTACCCTTTACCCGTTCCACAGACCTGTACGCACCCAAGCCGAGCATTCCAAACAGCAAGCCGTACAGGTCGCCTAACTCAAGCACAGGCGGGGCAGCGTAGCCCTGCATGACCGACCCCCACGCTAGCAGGGGTTGGGCGAGGAACTGGTACAGCAGGCCGAGGACGCAGACCCAGCCTGCCGCCGGGCGCCACCCTGACTTGAACGGGTCAGCGGATGCCGCCTCAACCTCGTTGATTTTGGTCTGGGCAAGGGCTAGTTGCAGGTCGGCTTCCAACACCCTGAACTCACCGGCCTGCTGCAACTTCAGCAACTCCAACTGAGCAGCGGCTTTTTGCGCTGGGTCGGGCAGTACGCGGTCCAGCACCTTCAGGCCAGCGTCCAGCAGTCCGCCAATCAGGGGTGTCATTTGGAAGCCTCCAATGCAACAGAAACGGTACGCCGTAGCCAACCCTTGCCGAAAGTATCGAACCCACGGATGCCGGTGTAGGCAATGATACGCTCTGCGGAGAACCGCACCACAGCCTCTGGAAGGCGGTTAGCGGCGGCTATGGTGTTGCCACCCATGACGCCATCCTGAGCGACGCCACAGGCTCTCTGGAGCAGCCGTATGGCCTTGTCGCGGCCCATGTTGACGGCAGCGTCAAATACGCAGATGGCAAGCGGGGCGGGTATCTCGTCGGGGCGTAGGGTGTCCCAATAGTCCCGCCGGTAGATGGCCTTAGCCTCGTCCTCGGTAAGTCGGAGGATGTCTACGTCGGGGTAGGCACGCTTGGAGATGCCGAAGCGTGTCTCACCGCCTGGGTCACGGGGGTCGTTGACGTACCCGCCCTCATGCCTGAGGACCATCGCAACGGCCTGCTCAAAACTCACTTGTCAGCCTTTTGGTTGAGCTGGTTGAATATCTTGTCCAGCATACCCTTCACCTCGGCAATGTCCACGCGATAGTCATCCTTACGGACAAACTTCTCGGAGGCATCCAACTGGTGCTGCATGATGTTTTTTTCGAGCGTGTTGTGGTTGTCCCACAGCATCCGTAGGAACCAACCAGCAACCGACACGGCGATGGCGAGGAGGGCTTGGAATAGGCTAAGGGCTTCCATCATTGCTCCGCAAGGGCGTTGTTGCGCTTGCGCTCCGGCGCAAGGGCGTTGATACCAGTCAACGTCAGGCTAAAGTCAGGCTTTTTAATAGGCGCGTTTAAAGTGCGACCAATCTTGCCCATGCGACCAGTACGCGCTGCTGCTGCCGGTGCGCCTTCAATCATGCTAGCAAGGCCAGATGCGTTGAACGTCTCGGCGGCAATTTTGGCGGCAAGTTCAGGGTTTAGTTTGCCCTGCGCCCGACGCAAAATGAAATTTAGGATTGAGCCTACGGTACTGAGAGACATTGGCGGGTTGCCGGTTGCCTGGCTGACCAAACCCAAAACATTGCCGCCAGAACTTTCGCCTTTTGCGGCTAGTTCTTCAAATCGCTTTTGCTGGCGTATTTCGGCAAGCACATCGTCCACGGCTTTACGAATTTGAGGCAAATTGCGCGTCAAATTATTAAGGTTTTCAATAGACCGTTCCGGCGGCACGTCTGCAAGTTTGCTAGCGGCCCTGTTGGCGCTTGCAGTTACTTTGTCAATTTGCGCCTGCTCGGGGGCAAACTGCTCTTTAACTTGCCCGGCTATACCCTTAGATGCTTCCGTTGCCGCTTCTGCCTCAGTACGCA